AAGATCTCTACCATATGGGGGCGTACAGGCTTTCGACGGGGATTTTGAAGTATGTCAAGCGAGCAGAGGAGGGCACCTCTATAAAAGTCCATGTTTATTAAATATAAACGCTAAAAATAACGTTACAACCGTAAATTTCAACAAAGAAATGGCGGTTGCTGCTTAATTAAAAGCAGCTGTCCGGCTGAGGAGGACCACGGCTTTAGTTTGGGCATTATGAAGTGGTGAACGTCAGGCAGGAGTGTCTTGTACTGCCGATGAATAAAAGTCTACCGAACGGATGTGCTTGTTTGCCGGTGCATCCGTAAGGGAAACTGCTCTTTCGAGCAAAAACGGTAAACTGCGCTCGGAGAAAGATGTATGGATGGATTTTCGGACAGGGGTTCAATTCCCCTCGCCTCCACCAAAAGGTGCAAATCCGAACTCTTTATTTTTCGTAAAACACTGTTTCGGATTTGTTGTGCATATAGAGGAAGTAGGCTAAACGCTTGCTTCCTCTTTTTGCGTCAGCTTCAATTCCAGCACAGCCGCTTCGATAAGGTTTTCAATTTCTGCGGTGTTGAGAGTGAAGCCTTTGCTGTTCAAGAAATCAATAACATACTGCTTCTTTTCTTCACCCCTGCCAGCACCTACATAAATCATTTCAGCCGCTTCCACGGCAATGTTCACCCACATCATGATGTTGGAGAACTGCTCTGCGCTGAACTTGCTTTTCAGATAGGGAATCAGAAAAGCGGAGACGCAAGCGAGAATCAGAGTGATTACTGCGGTGATAATCTGAGTCAAATCAATCATGTTAATATCCTCCTGTTTCGTTGAAAGAATTTTCGGTCAGTTCTACTTTGTTTTGCTTCATGAGCTTGATACGATTTTCAACCTTTGCCTTTGCGTAATAGAATCCTGTGCCTGTTGCGGTTTCTGCGGCAACAGCCGGAATAAGATATGCCAGCGGTGACAGGTCGCAAGTTCTCCACACCATAATGAGAGTGAATACAATTACGACCACATTCACGATTGCCGCAAAAATAAGTATCTTCTTCGAGAACTCCAATTTTTCTTTTCTTCTGCGCCTGTATCTCGTTCTCACTATACCAACCTCTTTGTGTAATCGAGAGAAATCCAACCAGCACCGCTCTTGAGCTTGCCCCACTTCGTAGCTCCCGTGCCATTTGCTTCATCGACAATGGTGTAGACACCCTTGTCCCGGATAACTCCGCTTACAGCATAATTTGTGCCAGCTCCCTTGCGAATATTGAGAGCAGAATCAGTTACCTTCACCTTGTAAGGTGTGAACACTCCGTCTTCCGTCTGAGATACACTGTTTGAGTAAACGACCTTGCCGTTTTCATCGAACACAGAATACCCCGGATTTTTGTCGGCACAGGCTTTTGCGAGAGACAGATTCTTGAAAGCACCCTTCTGACTCTTAGCGTCAGCCCATGTCTTACGGACACGATACAACGTAGCCGTAGTGACAGGAGTCTCCTTATCCTCTCCTGCGGAATAACCTCCAAGGATAGCGTTCACTTTCTCAGCGATTTCTCCGTGGCGGTTGTAGAGATAATCACCCGGACACGCTTTGTTGGCGAACCAGCGGTGAACAGTCATGTTCTGCTTATCCACCTGTCCGACAAGGGACTTGTCCGCTTTCCACAGGAGCTTCTTAATACCGTTACGCTTGCAAACGTCAGCCACCAGCTTAATGAGAGCTTCATAAGCCTTGTCTGTAACGGCATAAGGGTGAGAAGTATCGCTTGCCACCTCGATAGTGATTGCACGATTGTCGTTTGCGGCATTGGAAGAACACCAAGAGCGGTCTTTCTCCTCAACGGACAATCCGATAGAGCCGTCCTTGCCTACGACATAATTGGCAGAACACTGTCTGTCAGTCGTGGCGAAGTAATCACAGCCCTGTTTCGCTGTCCACTGCCCGACAATGCAATGAATGGTGATTGTGTCAATCACATGATTACGAGGGCTTGTGCGATTGTTCGTAAGCCGTTCGTATGTCACCAAAGGACTGTTTGTGTAAGCCATTTCTATTCCTCCGTTTCTCTAAGAGGTAGCTTGTCCACCTCTTTCATTATTTTTTCTGCTGTACCGTTGCCGCCGAGCTTCTTGTAAGGGACAAACAAGTAGTCATGAAGGTTTTCGTAATCGTCCTTCGTGATGTACCCCTGCTGTATGTAGCACGAGCCGAGGTAACAAATCCTATCGTGTCCGAGACCCTTGAGCATTTGTGCTTCCGCACTTTCTTTTCTGTCTCTCCTCTGAATCATTGCTGTGAGGAAAGCCCAAAACCCTGTGCTTGCAAACACAGCACCGATGATACTTACGATTATTGTTGTCTCTGAAACCATATCCTGTCCTCCTTACCGTTATACGGAATACTCTGTCCACCCGGCAGGATAGGTGTCGGGAGAATAGACATTACCGTCAATGAGGGATTCATAGAGGACACCGTTGTAGTCCACAATGTCTCCCCTGTTGTAAGCGTCATGCGCTCCTGTGGGCTGAGACCACACTGGATAACCTTCTTCGTCCAAGCCTATAGCCGTGAAAAGAGCAGGAACGATGTCGGGAGTCCAGTCGGCTTGAGAGGTGTGTTCTTGCACCACCTTATAGAGCTGTGGGTCTCCAACAGAGTTTTTTCCATAGGTCAGATACTCGTTCACTTTGTAGGTGACACCGACAGACCAAGGACGGTAGAGGTGTACACACACCAGTGCATTTTCCTCACTGAGAGTAGCTCCTGCGAAGTCCATTGCTTCTCTGATTGCTCTTGCATTTTCGATATAAGACTGTGCCATTATTCATTCACCCCCATAATTTCGAGAGCCGCTTTCATATCCTGTATGATACTTGCTCCCTCGTTGACTTCGAGCGTTCTGCCTGTCACCAGCCAGTCAGCCATGTTTGCTTCGATGTCCTCACGCAAGCCCTCACGCTCACGAATGACGAAAGTGTATTCGTCATATTCGAACATCTTGATTTCCTGTTCGGTCATTTCATCGACCACAGTTACCTCATTGATGTTCTCACGAAGCCTTGCTTCAACATACCCAGGAATAGGGCGGTAGCTTTCGATGTCAAGCACATTGGGCGAGACATTTCCTTTTACTCTCATTGCTGATTACCTCCTTCAACTTTTTGATGTTTACGGTGTCGTAATACTTCTCCTTCATAGCCTTGGAGTCAGTATGTTTGAAACAGGAACTTCGAGATAAGAACCCGGAAGCTATTCTGTACGACACAGGGCGGTTTTGCCGCTGTAGTTTTTGAATGAATCTGCTCTGTCTCATGAGTGCCAAAGCACGTCTCTTGCGAATCGTGGTGACTCTGATACCGAAGCAACGACCCACAAAGTCAATCTTTCTACCTCTGCGGTGCTTCCTGTCCTTGCAGTTTCGTTGAATACGGTAGAGCTGGTAGTCATGCTTCACAGTCAGACCCAATCCATTTACGAAGTCAATGACTCCGTACATTGCCTTGCGTAGTTTCTTCTTGTTATTGCCGATAAGCACCAAATCGTCAGCATAACGAATGTAGTGCTTCACACCAAGTTCCTGCTTGATGTAGTTGTCCAGCGGTTGCAAGTAGAACTCTGCAAACCAAGGTGAAGTGTAATTCCCAATCGGTATTCCCGGAGAGTGGGAGTCAATCACCTTATAGATTATCTGTAGTGCTTTTTCGTCTTTGATTTTCTCTCGCAGACGAGCCTTGAGTTTGTCATGGGGAATTGAAGGATAGAACTTACTTATGTCCATCTTCACGCAATACTTAGCGTGTTTTATGTCCCTCATGGTAGCTCGTTCTACTCCCTTGCAAGCGTGGTCGATACCCCTGTTCGGGATATTGGCACAACTCCAATGGTAGGACGATTTCATGAAGATAGGTTGAAGTATCTGCACGATTGCGTGGTGAGCGCACTGGTCGGGGTAAAAAGAAGGAATCTGTAGCTCCCTCTCCTTGCCGGACAGACCGTCCTTGATGATACGAGTCCTGTAGGGTGTGAGGAAATCCAAACGAATCAACCGCTCCGAGAGGTCTTTTGCATAATAGTCAAGGTTATCGTTTATCTCCTTAACCACTTTGCGTTTCCTCTTGTGCTTCGAAGCATTGATGATAGCCTGTTTGCAGTTCTCCACTGAGACTATCTTTTCGTATAGGAAACCAAATCTTTTCATTTGCTTTTGTTTCTTATAGGGCTTTCGAGAAGAACCTACTAACCCTATCCCTCCAAACTATTTTTTACCAATGGGTACGGCGAGACAGCATTATTGTGTGTAGTGCTAACAAAAGTAGGCGAGAGCCAATGTTCGTGTTCGAATTGGACGAAGTATTGTTCAAATTAGCCGTAAACAGACCGCAATTCGAACCATTATTCCAATTACCGCCGTGTTTGAAAACTCGCTTTACTGTTCGCCTTAAAGACCTTATAAGTTCTTTTCCTTTACTGTTGTGTGTTCACCCACTTATGTGGGGGAGAGAATCCCCCACACCCCCTTAGGAGGGGATATAAAGCAGGCGAGAGCCAATGTTCGCGTTCGAAGGGGACGAAGTACTGTGCAAATAAGCCGTAAACAGACCGCAAGACGAACCATCACTCCAATAACCGCCGCGCCTGAAAACCCTCCAACCTGTGTTAGACCAGCAAGCGTCACAGTCGTAGGTAGACTCGCTACCACTTCCAGCGGCGGCAGGAAGCATAACGTGTTCGTTATCTCCTGTGTCGAGACCTTCCTCGGTGATGTAGGAGGAAGACCAGTTCGTTGCTCCCTTGAAGGAAAGTGCCGTGTAGTTCGTTGCAGTATCGTCTGCGTACTTGGAAGGGTCATTGCAAACGTAGTAAGTACCATCGTTCCAGTTGACACCATCGACCCATTCCCAAACATTGCCCCACAGACCTTCGATACCTCTCCAAACAACGTCCACCTTACCGTCCGTTCCGGCAGGTCTGCCAGTGAGGTTCGCAACGCTGTTGCAAGAGCCTGTGCTGATTGCGGCACTGTTGCTGTCGCAGTAACCTCTACCGATTGCAGACTGCATATTATTGGTAGCGAACTCTACCAACATCAACATCTGAATCGCAGAGAGGACGGCAACGTCCCAAAGACTCCAACCAGCACCCTTTGCCTTTGCGTTGGAACGGAAGGTTGCTCTTGTCTGAGACACTTGAGGACTTGCGCCGGAGACAGACTTATTATTGCTGGAAGTCTTGTATGCGCCGACATAGATATAATCCACTTCGACACCAGCGTGTTTGAAAGCAGGGTGAAGCTCGAATCCAGTGGTCTTCTTGTCGGCAATTCGAATATGCTCGACATTACCCTCACGATAACGCTGGAAGTAGAACTTCGGAATCTTCACCATCACGTCCCCGGTGGAGAGGGTTTCTCTCACGATACCCGACCAAGGATAGCAGTTGTCGAAATCACTTGCCCCGGCAGTCGTACCTACGGAAGCGGTGGCAGTCATACCGACAGCTTCATCGGTTCTCGCCCATACAGGAGAAGAAGCGGTCTTGTCTCTGCTGATACCGTAGATTTTTACGAAGGAAAGCTCAACGCTTTCGGTCTGTCCATCGGAAGTGATAACCACATTGCTGGAAACACTCTCGCCGTTCTGCGTGGCAGTAACAACCCATGTTCCGACTGCGTGTACCTTGAACTGATACGAGCCAGTAGAGGTCGTTGCGGTGTAGGTAGTACCTCCGCTCTTGCAAGTGAGCGTTGCGCCAGCCGGATAGGTCACGTTGATGGTTGCAGTGAAGTAGTAATAGGTTGCTTCGTAGTCAGTGGTAGCACCAGCCACGGAAACCTTGGAGACGGTGTTGTCCGGCTTGGAGTAACCATCTTCCGCACCGTACTCGATGTGGTAGGTATCACCGATAGGAACGGTGAAAGAACAGGTTCTCAGAGTTGCAGTCAGAGTAGCACTCTTTGTTTTCGTTCCGTCCGTTTCGTTCACACAGGTGACAGACACGCTGTTGAAAGCGGAATCATCGTCAATATTGATTGTGATATTGACCTTTTCTCCGTCCGCAGGAGCGGCACTCGCATGATTGCTTTCATTCGTGGCAAGGTTGAAAACACCCTGCGTGGAATAAGGGAAAGCGGAGAAGTAATAGGTTTTTCCCTCAACGAGTCCTCCCACTACGAACTCCTCTGTCTCGTACTTTCCGAGTTCTTTGTTGTCGATTACCAGCTCCCCTTCGGAAGTGTTCGTAGGATAGCCAGTCTCGCTCATGCGAATCATGACACCACCAACGGAACAAATCAGATTTCCGTCAGAATAGCTGTCTTCGGGTTCAAGAAATTTCAAACCGATTTCGGTCTTAGATACCGAGAAAGCGGTAAACGCTCTCATGTTGTTAGGGGCTTGACCAATCTTCTGCAAGATTTGGTCTACAGTCCATTTTGCTTCTGCCCAACCCATTATTTCACGTCCTCCTTAATACTTAATCCATCAGCACTGAATGTGATGGTCTTTGTCTTGGTAAGCACATCGTTGTCATAGAGCTTCTGAACGATGGTGCTGTCGGACACAAACTCCGTCTCGATTCTCTTAACACCGTAGGTCTCTGTGATGGTCTTGCCGTCCTCAGAGAAAGTAGTGTTTCGAGCTTCAAAGCCGTCAGTTTTGATGTCCAGTGCGTTAATCTGATTCTGCAACTTTCCGGCAACATCTTCGCCCAACTGACCCTTGACGAACTCAAACCAAGTGGTAAAAAGTTGCTCCTGCTGATTCTCAAAATCAGTGATTTCCTTGCGGTAATCAGTCTTGATGGTGAGGATTGCAGAATCACCTTCGGCTTTCAGACCGTCAACGTACTCATTGAAGCCCTGCTGAGTCGCATTTGCGGTGTCCTCAAACAAACCCTTCTGAGTGTTGAAGTAATTCTGAAAAGCAGTGTAAAGGTCAGTGCCGTTCTCCACCATGGACATGAGTGTGTTCAGAGCTTCGTTCATGCGGTTTGCGTCCTTCGCACCAAAGAACGAGGTCTCCTTGTTGCTGTACACCGTCACGTCTTGGAAAGATACCGTTCCGTCCTCATTTCGGACTTCGTTGTATCTCTTGAGTCCGCTCCAAACAGCGTCAGTGTAATTCACAGGTAACAGTTCCCAAGCCATTTACAAGTCTCCTCCTTTCATTCCAAAGTTCCATGTCAACATTCTTCTCCCTTCCAGCTCATTTGTGAGCCTGTCATAAAGGTCGAGGATTGCACCTTCCAGTCGATTCAGTTCTACGAAATCCATCGTATTTCCGTTATCTACATAAGTAGGCGCATTGCCATACGACCTTCGAAGGGAGTTTTCGTTCACAGTCTTGAGGTTTTCTTCGAGCTGATTGATTTCGTCAGCGTAGAAGTAATCTACCGGGGTTCGGTCAGCTCCGAGAGAGACAATGGAAAACTCGTCATAGAGTTTGATTGCCAGCTCCCGGAGATAGTCAAGGTTGTTCTTGATACGGTTAAAATCCACCGCATTGAATCTGTCCCCGGTGTAAACACCTTCGCTGTCAGACGAGCCATGCCAGTCTGTTTTCGGGGTTTCCCATGTCATACCTTAACCTCCTAACCTTCGAGCTGTGACCTTGCCCGAAAAACTTTGATTGAAGTTGAGGGTCTGTCGGTAGATAGTCACCTTCATACCATCGTGGAACTCGTTCTCTTGATAAACGATGTCGTTTACGTCCAGCTCCGGGTTTCCCCTCGTGTTGTACTCGTACTCAATGCCGGAAGCATAATAGTCACCGAGCCATTCTGCGAGGTCTGTAGCCATTGCAATATCGGACATGAGAGGATTTTCCCACTTGATTGTCCTGCCCCTGTTATTCAGAGACTTGACCGCATACTGCTCAACGATTTTGTATCTGTAGCCGAAGATTTCCAAACGATACGTTCCGGCTACATTGAACTGTACTTTGATATAGTAGTTGCCCCATTCCAAGATAGTGACACCACTTGCGTCTTCGTCCACCACAGCTCTGTAGTTGTAGGAAGGTTCACCAACAAAGAATGTGGTAATGTCACCAACGGCAACGGTCACTTCCTCACTGATAAGGCTTTCTTCCTGCACACCGTTCTGATAACTGTAGGCAGGGACGATAACCTCTTTGACAAGCTCCTGCTTTATTGCTTTCGGAGAGGAGGTCATGTCGTTTCTTGTCATGGTGAACTCAGTCACATCACCGAAACTGAAATTATTCAGCACAATTCGGTTCTGAGGTTCTGCTGTCTTCGTGAACTCGACCACCATGGTATCGAAATCGTCCAGCTCAGTATGAACTACTGTAACCTTGCTGATTTCGTTTTCTCCAACTTCCACCGTGTTCACAAGCTCACCGTTGTTGTAGGTGCGAATGATGAACGCAGAAGGGAGAGACTGTCCAAAAGTGAATCTTGCTCCGTAGTACATACAGGCAACTTCCTGTCGGATTGTGACCTTCGGGTTTTTCTCGAACTCACATTGCTCGTTAGAGATTTCCGCAGACACATATCCTGTATTACGAACACCAACACCGTTGCGAGGAAGGAAGAACATTGAACCGTCTGCAACGGCATAATTTGTTGCAAGAGAAGCGTACTCGTCCTTGACCTCAGTGTTCATGATGTTTTCTACATTGGAGTATTCCGCTTCGGTTTCAGCACTTGCCTGTGCTTCCGGGACGAAGGAAGACTTAATCTGAATCTTACCGAGTCTCGTCTGAGAGAGAACACATCGACAGGCATTTGCTATAATCTGCAACGCTTCTTTGTGCTGTACTCTCGGCAGAGGGTTTTTCGTGTATAGATTCTTGAGCTGTGGGTCAATATAGTAATCTGTGAAACCAGCGTCTCTCAGAACAGCCACAGCCAAATCGTAATAGCTGATACCGTTGCGGTTGTAAATTCCCTTATAGAACTCAGAGTCCATGTTTCGGAAGATGTCTTGGCAACGGATAGTAGCCGTATAATCGTCCGACTCCCATTCCGAACACAACAGGTTATTTCCGATAATCCACTCAATCTCGTCAGAGTCCGGGAGCTGATACCCATAATGGATTTGCATTTCCTGTCCTGTTTCAAGGAAGTTGATTGCGGATTTCGGATTGTCCACGTTGAAGTAGTGGTCGTAGTTCTTGAGCTGTACCGTGAAATCAATCTGCGGAACATCTGCTCCGATGGGAGACACATAGCTCTCAAGGGAAGAACTCATAACATCGTTGTTGTAGTAAACAAGACCGTAACCGAAGCGGATAGAGTAGATACGAAGTCTGCTCTGAGGGTTCTTCATGGAATAAACGACCAGCTTGACTTGTGTCGTGTTTTCAAGAACCTCCTCGGTTGTGAAAAGGGACTCGGTATTGTTTCTGTATTCAATTACTTGACCGCTACTGCTCACCATGTCGAAATTGACCGGGTAATTCTCACCGAAATTTATGGTGATACCCTTGAAGTCAGTAGCCGCCATATTTAGGTTGATAGTCAGTTCGAAGATAGCTTCCGAGAGGAGCTTTTCGCTGACAATACCTGTGTCGAGGTATGTATGCGAAGCGTTCCTGCGAGGAAGGAAGAACATCGAACCATCAACCTTCGTGAAGTTCTCCTCAAGCGTTGCATAGACTGTATCGTCATTGCTCTCACCAAAAATGTTCGAGCTGTTGGAGTAGTAAGAGAAATCTCCTTCCTCGATTCTTGCCTTTGCTTGCGCTTCTTGGTTGACGAGTCCGAAAGAGAGCATGATATATGCTCTCTCTCGGAGAGGAGACTTCATGCTTTCTTTATAGGCTTTCGAAACCTTCTGCATAAAATCCCTCCTTTACTCTCCTGTGTCAACGAGATTGAACTTACAATTTCTATAATGGGTAGGGTGTCCGTTTCCATCGACCCAATAGGGTTCTGCACTTCTGTCACCCGGATACATCTTTATGGTTTTCTTACCAGTTGTAACAGGGTCTATGAATGTCACATACACGAAGAAGTGGTCGAGAATACTCAGTATGCGACTCCACTGTTCAGCGGTGAGCCAAGACCATTCAAGACCATCAATCTTGTATTGGTCTCGACCCACACGCTGACCCACCACAGCACCGTTGGCATTTCTACCAGCGTCCACAACCGTGGTGACAATGGGCTTTACCCCTCGCTTCGGAGGGGGTAATTCATATCCGTTGATAGCCAAATAAGACATTACCGCACCTCCTTACTTTGCGAATACATAGCCATTGGCTTTCTGCTGTGTTGTCACAGCGTCAGATACAGTTCGGTTTCCAATCTGAACGATTGTCTGCTCCTTCTTGTCTGCCTGTCTACGCATATCCTCTGCCATTTGAGCCATCGTAGGTTCGATGTACTCTCTGTAGAACTCCTCCATACCTTCTTTGAAACCAGTGATAGAGTAAGACCTATTGCTGGTAACATCGGCGGAAATATCCTTGGCAAAGGAATCACTGCTGTAGTATCTAAGAGCCGAGGTATCAACTGCAAAGCTCATTACAGGGCTTACGCTGGTGAAGGAATCCGCCCAACTGCTTACAACACCCTTCGTGGTCTTACCGAGAGAGGTAATACCGATGTTGTAACCGAGAATTGTGTCCTCACCAATTCGCTTGAACACCTTGGAAGGAGAGTTGGAATCCAGCTTTTCCTTGAACCAACTGATAATCGAAGCACCCCAACTGCTGATAGTGTTTTTACAGGTGTAATACAAAGCACCGATACCGTTCTTGAAACCCTGCACTACGTCAGAAGCAATGCTGTAGAACTTGTCGTAGGAAACGTAATCCGTAAACCAGCTCTTTACATTCGAACCGAACGTAGTCATTGCACTCTTTGCCGCTGTGTAGTAGTTCGCAACACGATTCTTGAATCCATCTACGATGTTTGTCGCATAGGACTGGAATGTGGTGCTGTTGATACCTCCGAAAGAAGTCCCGGAGAACCAGTTCTTCACGTTGGAAGCCCATGTGGTAATCGAGGATTTTGTAGAGGTGTATGCGGTGTTGATTTTATCCTTGAATCCTGTAACCACGTTATTTGCAAACGTAGCGAAAGAGGAGGAATTTACACCGCCGAAAGAGCTATCCGTAAACCAGCTTTTCACACTCGAAGCCCAAGTTGTGACGCTGTTTTTCACAGTAGCGTAAGTGGAACTCACCTTGTTTTTGAATCCTTCGATTGTATTGTTTGCGAAGGTTGCGAAGGTCTCCCGGTTTACACCTCCAAAGGAAGTGTTGGAGAACCATTCCTTTACCCCGGAAGCCCATGTGGTGACGTTTGTCTTGACGGTTGTGTAGGTATTGCCGATTTTATCCTTGAACCCGGAAACGATGTTTCCACCGATTTCCTTGAAATTCTCAACGATACCTCTGCCATCTGCACCCTTGGTGAAGAACTCTACAACCTTGGAAGCCCATTCGGAGACCGTACTGAGCATATTTGTGAATCCCTCAATACCCTTCAACAGACCAGCAACAATGTCTTCACCGATAGTAGCAAAGACTGTAGAAGGACTGTGAATACCAAGTGCGTCCTTAAAGCCCTGCACGAAACCGTCAACGAAGTCTGTAATCTTCGTCCAAATGGTCTGCAAACCTTCCCAAATACCGTCAATGATAGACGAGCCGATTTCGGTAAACTTCTTCCAACCGCTCTTGACAGCCGCTTCGATTTTTCCCGGCAGAGCTTTGAAGAACTCACCGATTTTCGTTACGACATTCGGAATCGTTTGAGTGAAGAAGTTCGGCAAAGTAACAGTGAAGAATTTTGTAAAGGCACTCTTAATGCTGTTCCACATTTTCGAGAACCAGTTCGGAATCCTCACCGTAACAAAGTCAACTGCGGACTTCCAAGCGTTACCGAGGGACTGTCCAAGCTCGTAGCCGAGTCCATACCAGTCGAAGTTCTTGAAAGACTCCCACTGATTACTGAACCAGCCAGTAAATTTGTTCCAAATCCCCGGAATCGTCTGAGTAAAGAACTTTTTCACAAAAGCTGTGATTTCGTCCCACTTCTGAACGACAAGGATAACACCGTCAGTCACCAAACCGACTGCAAGACCAATCAGTGCGCCGATACCAGCACCTATCGGACCTCCGCAAGCACCTATGATTGCACCGATACCAGCACCAGCCGCAGTAGCACCAGCCGCAGTCAACGCACTGCTCAACCAGTCGATACCGTTTTTAATGGAGTCATAAATGCCTGTAATCATTGCAGGAATACCAGCGATAATACCGCCGATACCAGCTCCGATTGCCGCACCAGCCGCACCAGCCGTGGCAAGACCGAGGTTTGCCGCCGCTGTTTCAAGAGCTGTCGCAACAGTGCTTCCAGCAAATGCCGTTGTAATCCAGTTCGCAACTGCCTTACCAATGAACGAAGCACCAATCGTGAGGAACGTACCTCCTCCCAAAATCTGTGCGAAGTTCATGCCGTTGAGTTCGTTCTGAATAGCGTCAATGATACCAGCCGCTTCGAGTGCGATACCTCCGATAGTCAGACTGATACCTATGGATAACGTCAATGCGTTTCCGAGTCCTGCTTTTTGCAAGGTTTTGATTGTCTCAAGAGCAGAAATGACTCCACGAGAGATTTTCCATGCCGCCAAACCGATAGCGATTGCGCCGACAGTGGTTAAAATCCTTCCGAGTCTCGTATGGAAGAAATCGCTCCAAGAATTGATTTCCTCAGTCAGACCGAGCCATTCCTTCATTTTTCCAAGGATTTCTTCAACCTTGTCACTCACAGCGTTACCGATGAAGTCATAAGTAGGAAGCTCGAAACCAAGACCTCCACCACCTCCGATACCACTGCCGCTTCCACTGCTGGAATCGTCTTGAGGGGAGATAATGTTCAGTTCGTCAATACCAAGCAGAGCGTTTTTGACTTCCTTCGCCTTTTTTCCAGCGTCACCGAGATTGTCAGCCAAATCGCCAGCACCACCAGCGGCAGTGCTGAGTCCGCTGTAATCAATCTCCGGCAGTGCAAAACCAAAAAGGCTTGCAATAGCGTCAGCCACAAGTCTGATAGCCTTTGCCAATGCGATTGCGTAAGGAAGGACTGCGTTCAGCATAGGAATAAAGATGTTACCGAGCGCACGAGCCGCTTGGTTCACCTGTGCTTGTAGAATACGAAGCTGGTTTGCAGGAGCTTCCAAGGTACGAGCCATATCGCCTTGAGCAGTAGTGACCTGTGTCATAATTGCGTAGTAACGCAACTCTGCCTTTTCAGCCTGTGTCATAGCGTTGACACTCTTGGTGATACCGAGGTTCAATGCTTCCTGCTGTAATCTCGCCACGGACAGGTCATAACCAAGTCTACGGAGAGGTTCAAGTTCGCCTGAAATGCCGGACTGCAACTTCTGAAAAGCGTCCTCGTAGCTGATATTGAAGAAGGAAGACAGGTCGTAACCGAGCTGAGTAAGATTCTTACTCATGGTGTACGCTCTATCGTTCACAACACCAAAACCAGTTGCAAGCGTCATGAAGACACCTTGATTTCTCAGCCATTCGGCAGGGTCGATACCCATGATTTCTGCAACATTCTCAGCATACTTCTGAGCTTCTGACGCATACTCACCGAGGGAGACCGTGAACAGGTTCAAGCTCTCAACGTACTCATTGGATTTAGTAATCCAGCCAGCAATAACGCTTGCGATACGCTTCATAGCCACAACCGCAATACCGATTTTCGCCGCAAGGTTGGCATAGCTCATGGAAGCCTTACCGTTTGCCGCACTCAGATTGTTCGTCTGCTGAATCAGTCTTTGCAGTCTCGTAGGCAGAGCGGAAAAACCGTTTGCGATAGACTGCATTTGCGTTGCAAGAGGAGCGAACGCATTTGCCAACTGCTGAATCTGAGAAGCAAGCGAACCAATGTTCACAGACTGCAATGCCGCTACCGCTTCCGGGAGCTTCTTCAACTGAGTGATGAAAGAGGTGAGGTTATTCTTACCCATCTGAGTCAGAGGAGTGAAAGCAGAAATAAGCTCACGAATCTGAGAACTCAGACTACCAATACTCACGCTGTTGAGAGCCTGTACCGCTTGCGGTAATCTCTGCAACTGAGAAATAAAGCTATTGAGATTTGCTTTGCCAACGCTCGTCAAAGGAGTCAGAGCGGAAGCAAGGTCTCGGAGTACGGAGAAGTCTGTGCCAGTCAAAGACTTCACCGCATTTCCGATGTTTGTAATCTGTGTTGCCACAGAAGAAGACAGCTTGAGGTTTCCGATGGAGGAAAGAGTCTGCAAGCCTTGTGCGAGTTTGTTCAAATTATCGGCATTTGCACCGCTGACACCGTTCAATGCGGTATTCAGAGTAGTGAGATGTTTTGCAACAGCGGTCAAGCCGACACCGCCTTTGACGGCGGACTTCAACTTACCAAGAGAGGAAGCAAGTGCGTCTATGCCACTGACCGCAGAAGTAGCACTTGATTGTACTTCAAGTTCCAACTGTTCGATTGTTGTAGACATTTTCCTCACTTCCCTTCAAACTTTTTATTGTGCATTGCCATAAACCCTTCCATCATTTTCTTGCCCTTGTCGAATACGTTCTTAGCCTTTTCCTCCTCTTTGAGTTCAGCCTGTTTCTCAGTGAGAGCATACGCTTCCGAAAGATAAGGAATCGGTTTCGTACCCTTCTTAGCAAATGCGTGAAGGAGAGGGGAAACACGGCACAAAGCGTCATAAATATAAGCACCCTGTAGCCACATTTCTTGATTCTTTCGATTCATTCTGAGTTCATCAGCCTTGCGGTAAGCCGCTACGAGCTGACAGTCCTTGTCCCAATACTGCTCCTCGGTCATACCGATTGCGAGGTAATGGGGGAACAACTCATTGAATTTCTCTGTGTAAGTTTTGAGGGGAGCAGTGGCAGAATCACCACCACTCCCCTCAGTGGAGGACAGCAAGTCACTTACCAAGTTGCTGTCCAGTTCACGTTTCCCTTGTCTTCCTCGGGTTCTTCTACGAGAGCCATGATGGGTTCGTTGTACATTTCTGCCAACTTCCCAATCAAGTCCTCCTTCTTGGTAAGTTTCGTGTAGATGTTGTTGATTACGTCTTCCTTGACGAATCTGTGGTGAGCAAGGAACGCACCAGCAAACAGAGCAGGGAGAGTAGTCATGGGCTTGTCTGTGATGTCAGAAGCAATGAACCCCTTCTTCTCCATTTCCGCAACCGTTCTGCGAGTGTACTCCAAGGTGTATTCCTTGTCCTCAAAAGTGAAAATAAGCTGTTTTGCCATTTGTCTGTCCTCCTATTATTTGTTCTTACTCCGCCATGCTGATAGGAGTGGAAGGAGCGATAGTGACGGTCATGTCAACTACCTCATTCACACCGCCGCCAACAGGGAAAGCGGAAAGCTGACCCTTGAACTGGAACTTGCCGTCAGTGCCAGTAGGAGTGAGGACATTTGCTTCCTCAGTACCGCCGAACCAAACAGCAAACTCGTGTTCCACACCCTCAAGTGCTTTCAGCTTCGTGAAGTCTTCCTTGGTGTAGTTCGCAGTGAACTCAAGAGCGTCAAGAGACTGAATACCGGGAATGTAGGTCTGCATTTTGTCGGAGAGAGTTGTGGTCTCCAACATTTCGGGCGAACCGCCCAAATCGGGAAAATCCTTGATGTCAATGAGCTTCTCGTAAGAAGCGTCCTTTTTCATCATAAGGAAAATCTTATAAGTAGAAATTGCCATGATTTTTACCTCCTGTAGATGGTTTTGTTTTTGGAAACGACTGCTCGGTATCGTCCGAGCATACGATAGATAGTAGCTCCGTCTTGGTTCGGAACAGGTTCAAGCATTGCCCTCGTGAAATTGAGACCCATCATCAAATCATCAATGAAAGCCGCAATCTCTTTGCACTCAGCTTTTTTGCCCTTGGTCTTGTTGGAGTAAACATTCAGTTCATACACAACAGCCGCATGGTTTTCTTTTCCTTCCGTTGTCTGTGTATTTCGAAATGTTGCGTTATCCACCTCAACCAGTGATACGCAAGGGAACGAGGAGGGAGATTTTACATACTCACCTGTCATGAAGATAGAGGGAAACTTTTCTCTTACCTTCCCGGACACTTCGTCAAAAATCTCATTCTCAATGTCAATCATTTGAACACCTCCCTCGCAATATTGGCAATCTCGTCACAAACGGTTTTCATAGCATTGTACATAGGCATAACAGCCGGAGTACCATGCGTGAGACGGAGTTCTCCGTCTTCGTAGAATCCCCACACCTGTTTTTTACCCATTCCTTTGCCGTAGCCGCCTATCGTGAAACCAAGCTCAGAACCCTTCGGGTGAGGGGAGCTTCCGGCAGAGCCATTGTGATATACACCAGCACCGAACTCCACCCAAATTGCGTCTTCTCCCTTCGCTATAACTACAGACACGTCACCTCGTTCATCAACTGAGGTTTCGACCTGTGCCTTACGGACACCGCCGCTATCCTGTGTCAAATCGTCAACGATTGCCCCGGAGAATCCGCTTGCCGCAAGAGATTCTATACGCTCTGCAACCTTTTCCCTAAGAAGTTCTGTCTTTGCAACGAGGTCTCGCTTGTACTGCTCAAGCTCCTTAATCGCCTTGTCGATTTCTCGAACTGATAATCCGAAACGAATGACCTTTTTACCCACTGACATTCACCTTGCTTATCGCAATCGAAGTCACGTTCAAACTCTTGGCTACCTTTTTCACAACGTAGTCATGAGGAGTATCGGTAGTACCGTCCTCCTTGAGTTCCGGGATAACATCGACCCAAAGGATAGAGTATTCGTCAATCGAAGGAGCGTCAGAATCCAAGACAATCACTTTGTCATAGGACTCGTTTTCTCCAAACTGACGAGTCTGCGTTTCTCCCTTTGCGGCAGATATATTTGCGGAAAACTCTATCGGATTACCATGCTTCACTGCGTATTCACCAGTGACGTTTCCATATTCGTCAGTGATAGCTTCCTTGCCCTCGTAGAGAGCGTAGAAGAACTTGACCTTGTTTCTCTGCATACACCTCATGAAATCACCCCACAGTAGGGAGTAATCGCTTTCAGCATAGAAGAAGGAACGTCCGCACTTTCGTACTGCCTTGTCACACCGTTTTCAGTGTGAGAGGTCTGACCTTCCGCACCTCGCTTGTTCAGCATATATGCGGCAATTTCGACCTGTAAGTAACTGTACTGTGCCGGAACTTCGGTCACATCATTCTGATATGGAAACGCTTTGGCGATAATCTTGCCCCCGGCAAGTTTCAGATAGGCGGACAGCACTTCGTCAGAGTCAGAGCTACCGACCATTGCCTTGAGAGCCGCCAGTTTTTCATCGTTCGTCATGCTGTCACACCTCCTCGCAGTTATTCCTCAGTCTGAGGTTCGGGTTCTCCCTCTCCGTTATCCGGGTCGGGAGTCTGACCCTCGGCAGGGTTCACAGGAGCTTCCTCGATGAACACCTTGCCAAATTTGTTCTTACCCTTTGCCAGCTCCTCGATACGAGACTTGCTCGGCTTGTAGCCAGCTACAGGGTATTCATCACCCACCCGATACAGGTGGTTGTCGTTCTTTGCGTCACGAAAATCGCTTACAACCTTATACATTGTTCTGTCCTCCATTCCTCACCGATTACACAGAAGGTGCAACGGTGATTTTCACAGCCTTGGTAGCGTCAGTGAGTGCGGCGAGATAATACTTACGAGAGAAGATGGTGTTCAGACGAGTATTTGCCGCAGTCTCGGAACGAGCGTTCTTGGTAATCTGCTCGATTTCCGTACCCTTCTTGTTGAAAAGAGTAACCGCTTTCTTGGTTGCGATAATGATAGTGCCGGAGACAGCGTCCTTCTTGGTGTACAGGTTCACACCAGCAACAGTACCGACATAACCGTTACGAGAGAAGGACTCAACGTACTTGAGGTCTTCTTTCAGAGCCTTGCGAATCTCCGCCATGTCAGCCGCATTAACAAAACCGAAGATATTCACACCCTCGATTTCCTCAAGGTTCAGCTTCGCCACAGCGTCAGCGAAAGTTCCGAAACCGTAATCGGTAGCCGCAACGGACAGACTTGCCTTGTTGAACTCGGCAAAAATGTCGGCATTGACGGTGTTGAACATATCAGTACCCATGTGACGAACACCGACAGGGACGAGCATAGGGTCAGTCATAGCCTGTTCGTCATAGTATTCGAAACGGTTCTGAGCCAGAAGGATTTCATACTCCTTCTCAGCGTAAGAAACTTCGATGGACTTGCTGTTGCCGACACCCATAGCCAGTTTCTGAGTACCATCGGTAGCCTTGTAGACGTTAATCTTACGCTTCATGCCAGCTTCGCCCACCAGCGAATTATCAACAGTACAGAACTGCTGTAAATTGAGGTGGGAATTGAACTGGTCTTCAACCTCGTTGGAGAGGAAGAAATTGTCATAAATCTTATGAGCCATAGTTAATTACCTCCATAAAGTTCTTTGTATTCTTCCGGGTGTTCCTCGTAGAAAGCGGCACGTTCCGCAGGGGACAACTTACGGAATTTTTCGAGAGTCATAGTCTTGGAATCCCCATCGGGGGTAGGTTTCGGTGTATCTTTGAGGGCTTCCGCACGAACCTTCTTTTCGAAAGCGGTTAAGTGCTTCTGCTGATTGATGAACACCTTCTCAGAATCACCGTCCGCCATAGCAGTGGCAGTTTCATCGGCAAGGGCTTCATCGTACCCAAGTGCGAGGAGCTTTGCCTTATGCTTGGAAATCTCAGATTCACGCAGGAGCTTGTTGTACTTGGACTCCAATTCCTCACGTTCCTCTTTTTCCTTCTGCTTTGCCGCTTCGTCCTCGGTCATTTTCTCCCTCAACTGCTTTTTCGCAGTTGCCAGCTCGGAAGCTGTCTTGTCGAACTGTTCCTTCTTCACAAAGCCGGAATAGTCCGGGTCGGGAACGTCAAATTCTTCGAGAGCTTTCAGCTTCTCCTCGGCGGTCATGGTTTCGTAACCTTCAATCTGTGTTACATCAATCTTTGCCATTTTGGTTTCCTCCTGTCTTTTCAGTTCTTCTGTGAACATTTCTTGCGGTTATAGACTTCTCTGTCTTTTTGCGATTTACGTCTTCTCTGACGATATTCAAGCGGCGAACCGCTCAATTATTTGGGTCATTATCCGGGTCGGGAGTCTGTTCAGCCAGCTTTTTCTGCTGTTCCTCGTAATATTCCATGCTCATGGTGTAGGCACTTTCCGGGTCGGTAAACATACCGCAGTGAGAGAAAGCCAGCATAGGGTGAATCTTCGGTTGCTGTAGCATGGAAGTAAGCACTTGAGACTTGCTCTGAATCGCTTCGTAGTTTCTTCGGGTGAACTTCATGTCAATGTCCTTCAAACGAAGGTCAATGTCACTGAGGTCACGACAAATGCGAAGCACCAGCTTGAGCATTTTCTTCTCAGACCTTTTGAAGATATTCTCGCTGTCTTTTGCTCTCGCTTCCGCAAGAGACCACCCATCACGAAGAAGTACCGCCGCACCTGTGTCGGACGTAGAAGTACCTCCGTTTCTGTTAGGCATACCGCAGATAGTGAGAATCGCAGTGTACAAATCGTCTTTGAGGGTCTGAGTCTGTGTCTGATTCAGTTCCTTCACAACGAGGTCAACATCAATGTTTCCTCCGTTGTCGTTAGGAGGAACAAGAATTGCACCCTCCTCCAAGAACTCCTTGTACTTCTGCTTGTCGATGTTGCAACCGATGAACTTCCAAAAAGCCTGTATAAACTGCTCAATACCGTCCATACGGTTGGACTCAACACAGTTGATTGCGTCCAACAGAGGAAGCACGATTTCGAAAGAGCCGAGACGAGCGTTGTTCGCCGGATATTCGAAAATAGGAATCATGTCGAGAGCGTGGGGCTTGGACTCCGCTTCGTTGATAATGTCACCATCAATCAGCCAGTAGTAGTTGTCCGTATAGACCGAGTAATGAGTCACCTCGTTTTCATCGGTGCTATACTTGACACCCATCAAAGGCTTGTTTCCAACATCGTTTGAATAAACAACAAAAGAGTTGCGAGGGTCGAGAGTGTACATTTCAAACGGAGACTCGTCTTCCTCGGAAGGTTCATCGGGAAGAACCAAACGATATGCCGTTCCGCAAATCATTTGCCATTCGACAATCTCTTGGTCTTGCGTAGCTTTGTCCTCTGCGAACATAAGCTCGTTCAAAGCAGAGATACCTTTTGTAACAGCTTCATCAGCACTGCGTCCGATGTACTGAATAGGTTCTCCGCAGAGATAACCGACTTTGAAGGAGACAATCTCATTCGCTCGGTTTTCCACAATCTTGTTACATATTTCCGGGCGAACTTCTTTGACACGATTGAGAATCGGTTGCTTGCCACGATAGTAGTCCCACAGATACTCAATCTCACTTCGATTCATCGAGTGAGTATTCATAGCAGTTGTCAGAACATCAACCACGTTGTCCCTCGTGATTCTTCTCACGCTGGACTTGATAACACGTCTTCCGTTCATTTGACGAGTCTCGCTCGGAGTCTTGGAAGTATCGACTTCGTTTGCCATGACTGCTCCTCCTTTCCTAAAAATTAAAAATAGCGCATGACTGCTGGATAGGCTTCCGCCATACTCGCAATCATGCGCCACTTGTTTTTATATACATTTTTACTTTTACTATTATAACATAGTAATTCGTAAAATGCAAGATTATAATTCTTGTTTTTAGAATTTTTTGTGGAAAACTATGTGGAAATTGTGAATTACCACGGTCTTTTGAACACCTCGACCTTCTGACCGCTCAAACTCTGAGCATATTCCGCCAACATTGCCATTCCGTCCGGCACATCATCGTGCTTGTTCTTGCCAGCAACGGTATAAGAGCAGAGCATATCCATCATTTTTCCGTAGTCAGACTTCTTCTGATAGAGGGAACTGTCTTTGAACAGACAATGCTCCTTGACCCAAGCACTATTGACAATGATTTTCGTCTCTTTGTTTGCTGTGGTGAACTTTGTGGTGATGTGAGTAATGCCGCCTTTTTTCTTCACGTCCTCTTGAATCTTTTCAGCCACACGTCTTCCGGCAGAGTTTGACTCGAATCGGCAGGACTTGACCTTCCTGCGGACGAGAATTTCAGTCAATCGAGCGTCAACGATGTTCGGAAGACCGTTGTCGCATACACAATCCTCGATATAGTAGTCCTGTCCATAAACATAAGCCACAGGGAGGAAAGCGTAGTCAGCACCTTTATCCTTCGTGTCGCAAATACCAATAATTGCGTCCGGGTCTTCCGATGGAAGCTCAAAATAGCGGCGAAGTTCGTCTTGAGAGTAGACCAAACCCTCACGCTCAATAGGTTCGTTCATATACAACGCTCTCCACGACACATCGTCCATGATATTTCTCTGCTCATGGTAGACTCTCGTAGTGAATCCGACACCGTAGGCATAATCAAAGTTGGACTCGTCATTCTCGTTAAGGGCAGGAATCACGATGAACTTCGCTCGGTCACTGTCACCGTATTCACGTTCCAGTCTTCCGATAACGTCATGGACAGACCATCGAGTAGCAATGTGAAGCTCTTTGCAGTGGTCTCCGATTTTACGCTGTCTCAAGTCTGTGGTGTATGTCTCCCACAGCTTGTCGAGACGTTCCTTTGACAATGCCACCTCGATACCCGACACCAAATCGTCACAGTAGAGCAGGGTTGCCGCACGATACAAACCAGCATTACCAGTACCAATAGATGTGAACTCCAACGTCTCAAAACGCTGACGCTTGTCGAGGTCGATACGACAGTCCTTCGCATTTGTGTTCGTGACTTTAATGTCCGGGAATACCTCGTGCCACAGGTAATCTCCGTTTCTATCCATGATTCTCAGACATTCGTCATAGACACCACGAACAAAGGAGTTCGAGTGGCTACCTGTCAGCATAGGGTCGTTCGGAATCTTACCGCCGAGCCATGTGAGGAAGAAAATCGCCAATGTGGTTTTTCCGCTACCGGGAGGTAGAGAAACCGCCAGCAAGTCCAGTTTATCATCGGCAAGCTCCTGTAGAGCGTCAACTACCTGTTTCAGAACCTTCCTTCGAGGAGGGTAGAACTTCTTCTCCGGGTCTCTGTTCCATTCCACATAGAGAAGATAGGAGTCAAAGTCATACTTTGCGGCGGCAAAGCACACTCTCTTGTGCAAATCATAGACCTGTATAACCTGTTCCCCGGAGAGAGACCTGTTTGACATTGTTTTTTCACACAGAGCGGATAGCTTTCTGAGATATTCCACACCGAGAGGAATATCCGTTTTCATTGCTTCCTTGCTCATGTACAGCAAATCCTCCATAGTCTGAAAATCGAAAGATTTCAGACTCTTTCGGTAAATCGTTTCCAGTAATTTTTTCATAATACCTCCAAAAAGAAAAAGCGCATGACTGCCGAGACCGAAGTCTCAATCGCAATCATGCGCCGTTCATATAGTTTCACGACATCATGTTCATGATTTCGTGGTACAGACTTTCTTTCTTATTGACCCACTGCTCGTGAAGAAGACCGTCACTCCAAAGAAGTCTTACATTCACTCTGTCAGAGCGAACAGTCCGGGTCGAGCCAACTGTCCTCTGTGTGCCGGAGAGACCTCCCACAATCGCTCCCGGTGTGCCGAAAGCCAAACCTCCAAGCAGGAATCCTCCGATGGAAGCTCCGCCATGAGTTTTCGACAAGTGGACTGTTTCTACATCGTTTTGCAAATCAACGACTGCCACCAGTTCATACGGAGTATTCCCGGAGATACCGAAATCAATGTCCGGGTGAAGCTGGTTCAGCTTATCCACGAATGTCTTCCAAAATCTTCGGCTGTCATTGCTGTGTCTGCGGAAGACAACCCTCACATTGCACACGTTTTCCTTCTCGTGGTAGAAAAACTGAGCGGCGGAGGAGAGGACTGTTGCAAAACCCTTCGCTCTCCATGTGCCAATATCGTTTTTATACGTCCCACCTATGGCTGAGACAACCTCACGCACCACACCGATGGTCTGTTCTTTCGGTAATGGACTTTGAAATACATAAATCATGCTCATTTCCTCCTGTTGAAGTAGTAAAAGTAGTTGTTCTTCTGATTTTGCGTATAATTCTTCTTATAGGACACCATACAGGCAAAAGTTTACGCAAAAACTGATTTTTAACTACTTTAACTACTTGATTTGCTGATACCATACTTCTTGCAGTTACGGAAAAACGTAGATTCTGACATATTGGACTCAGCAATAGCGTCTTTAAGAGCCATCTGTCCGCTCGACCACTGTTTTGCTATGACGAAAAACCTGTCAGTGACCTCGATTGGCTTGCGCCCCTTGTATTTTCCCTCTGCTTTTGCAATCTCGATACCTTCACGCTGACGTTCGAGGGTGTTTTCACGCTCAAGCTCCGAGAGTCCGGCGAAAACAGTCAGCATAAATCTTCCCTGTGGGGTTGTGGTATCGAGCTTTTCCTTGTCAGAGACAAGATTCACACCACGTTCAGTCAGCACCGAAACCGTGTTCAACAGGTCTCGTGTGCTTCGTGACAATCGGGAGAAAGATTCAATGTAGAGGGTGTCACCTTCACGCAGGAAGGAAAGCATTTCTTTGAACTGAGGTCTCTCTGTGTTTTTACCACTCAGCTTCTCGCTGTAGATTTTCTCTACACCAAGGGACTTCATGAGTTCCATCTGTCTCGCCGGATTTTGGTCTGTGGTGCTTACTCGTACATAACCGACCTTCATGTACACACCTCCTGTTACTGCTCTCGCTTGATGTAGGTCAGCTCAATGTCATAACCAAGAGCTTCCATCATTTCAACGAAAGTCTTGTTGACGAGACCGTCCTTTTTCTTAATGACCCTGTTGACGTACTGTCCAGTTGTTCCGATTCTCTCAGCGAGGGTCTGCTGTGTGGTGTGGGTCTCAACACACTTTACCTTCACATCGAGTTCTATGTTATTGCGTACCATAGTGTACCTCCTTAGTCTTTGTGGGATAAGTATAACATGAGAAAAGGTGATTGTCAATACAAATAAGATAATATTTTGTCCTTTTTGTTTCTTTTTCTATTTTTCGGCTACTCAGACCACTCCCTCCGGCTTCGGCGGCTGTCCGCCGTCCCCCTCCGGGGGTTCAGTCCTCCGGGACGCTTCGAAGCTGTCCGCCGTCCGCCATCGTGCGCCGCCTGTCTTCGTTCCGCTGTCTTTGGGGTGTGTCTGTCTGTGGGTGCGCTGTCATAATTCGAAGGTAGACCCAAACGACACCA